GCTGGGCCAGATCATTGCCAGCACTGCTCAGCAGAACACAAAGAGCGCACAGCCGATGATCTTGTGGGCGCACTTCGTCTGTTTGACATGAATTTCCTACTCATTGGGAACATTCCTGTTGGGGAATTTGTTTTAGCAATCCGGCGACTTCAGATCGAGTGCGACAGACTGAATGATCTACTTTCAGAGATTGGAGACATGGCTCACGATGCCAGCACTGGGCCAGCCGTTCCCGATGTTCTTTGGGAAATCCGGTCGAAAGCCTATCAAGAATGACCGCCAAAACACCAACCCAGCGCAAAGCCGCAGAGAGAGCAAGAAAGAAAGCAGAAGGCTTAGAAGAGGTGCGCGGCATCTATGCGCCCAAGTCTGAGCATGACAAGATCAAGGCAATGGCTAGGATGTTGACACAACGCGCGAATATGTGATAATCCCGCCATCGCGCACGAATACGTAAAGCGAACAATCCGCCTTGGAGGCTGGATTGTCACTACAGCCCGCAGGTTAACGCCTCGCGGGCTTTTTCATTTCTGCCCATGGAGGGCGGCGAACAATCCATAGTGAACTCGCACGGAAGGATAGGTTAGTAATGGCTAACTCAACAGCGTTTAAGAAAGGCGAGAAAAGGCCAGGACAGGGAAGGCCGAAAGGTTCGCTTGATGGCAATAACCGCCTGATCCGCACAATGATCGCTGATGCTCTGGAAGAGTGCGGCGGTGTGGATTACTTGGTTGAGCGTGCCCGCGATCCTCGCACTGCTTCGGCGTTTCTGTCGCTGGTGGGCAAGGTTCTGCCTATTCAGGTCACTGGAGAGGATGGCGGCGCTATTCAGACTGTGACGCGCATTGAGTTGGTCCCGCTTGCTGGGGAAGAGAAATGATCGGGCGCGAACACTCAGCCATTGATCTCGACTACATGCGCCCCGGAACGCTGTATGTGCGCAGGTCTGCTGCCGAAGAGCAGGCCGCTGCCGCTGAGAAGTATCGGGATGACGAGGCTTATTGGCTTGGTCAGTTCATCAACTCAATCCCGCGAGACAGATTCCCGGCTTTCCTTGCCTCGCGTTTGGTCGCAATAGAAAAACGCTTGGAAGCGCTAGAGAAGCGTGTCAACGACACAAGTAGCAATCCCGCCTAAGCTGATTCCGGTCTTTTCCGGGCGGGCGGACGTTAGAGGCGCATACGGGGGAAGAGGTAGCGGTAAGACGCGCTCTTTCGCCAAGATGGCCGCAGTACAAGGCTACATCCATGGAATGGCTGGTGGGTCGGGGATCATTCTCTGCGCGCGCCAGTTCATGAACTCACTTGAGGACTCTTCATTAGAGGAATGCAAGCGAGCGATTGAGGACGAGCCATTCCTTGCTGCCTATTACGAGATTGGTGATAAGTACATCCGGTCAAAGGATGGGCGCATCAATTTCACCTTTGCTGGCTTGGATCGCAACATTGCGTCGATCAAGTCAAAGGGCCGCATTCTGCTGTGCTGGGTGGACGAAGCTGAGCCGGTCACTGATGAAGCGTGGTTGACGCTGATCCCGACGCTTCGTGAAGAGGGCGAAGGCTGGAACGCTGAGTTGTGGATGACATGGAACCCCAAGCGAAAGACAGCGCCAGTAGAGAAGCGCTTTCGCATCAGTGGCGACCCGCTGATAAAGGTTGTTGAGTGCAATTGGCGCGACAACCCGAAGTTCCCTGAAAAGCTGGAGCGTGAACGCCAGCGCGACCTAGCTGAAAGGCCGGATCAATACGCGCATGTGTGGGAGGGCGACTACGCGACCACACTGGCAGGCGCTTACTTTGCCCAGCACCTGACGCAAGCAAAGACAGAAGGGCGAATTGGCCGCGTTGCTGCTGATCCGCTGATGACCGTCAGGTTGTTTGCTGACATTGGCGGCACGGGGGCAAAAGCTGACAGCTTTGTGTTTTGGGCTGTGCAGTTCGTGGGCCGTGAGATTCGCGTACTGGATCACTACGAGGTTCAAGGCCAGCCGATAGGTGAACACCTCACATGGTTGCGCTCGCGTGGCTACGTGCCCGGCAAAGCGCAGATTTGGCTGCCTCATGACGGCGACACACAAGACAAAGTGTTTGATGTGTCGTATCGCTCAGCTTTCGAGCAGGCTGGTTACTCAGTTGAGGTTGTGCCGAACCAAGGCAAAGGCGCTGCAACGCTTCGCATTGAGGCTGTGCGCCGAGTCATGCCGTCAATCTGGTTCAACGAAGAGACAACGCAGGCGGGGCGTGATGCGCTCGGCTGGTATCACGAAAAGCGCGACGAGCAGCGCAACGTCGGACTAGGCCCGGATCACGATTGGTCTAGCCACTCAAGTGACGCATTCGGCCTCATGGCTGTTGTGTACGAAGCGCCCAGCGCTACCGGGCCAAAGCCCATTCAATACAGGAACAAACGGATAGCGTAATGGCAAAGATGAACGAAACCGACCTGCTGCGGGTCTTGGAAGAGGAGGCCCGCTCGGCTTACCACTACCAAGACAACGAGCTAGCCGCAGATCGGCAGCGCTCCATCGATGCGTACTTGCGCCGCCCGTATGGCAACGAGGAAGAAGGCCGATCTTCGGTCATTTCTTCCGATGTGTTTGACGCTGTTGAGGGCGTTCTTCCTGACCTGATTGAAGTCTTCACATCGTCGGATAAGGCGGTGGTGTTTGAGCCTGTCGGCCAAGAGGATGTGGAGAGCGCAGAGCAGGTAACGAACGCCTGCAATTACGTGTTCTACAAGCAGAACAACGGCTTTTTCATCCTTTACTCAGCCCTCAAAGATGGGCTGATGCTCAAGACGGGCGGCATCAAGTGGTATTGGGAGAAAAAGCGCACGCCTGTTTTCACGCGCTATCAAGCTGTCGATGAGATGCAGCTTGCGGTGTTCCTGACCACGAACCCGAACGCCGAAGTAGTGGAGCAGGAAGAAGCCGAACCGAACCCGGAAGAGGCGCAAGCCTACGCGGCTCAGGGCTTGGAAGCGCCGAAGCGCTACACGGTCAAGATCAAGACCATCGAAGAGAAGGGCCGCGTGGCTCTGTGCGCTGTTCCACCAGAAGAACTGGTGGTTTCGCGCCGTCACACATCGCTTCTGTTTGACGATTGCCCGTATGTGGCGCACGTCACCGAGAAGACCGCCTCCGAGATTCGGACGATGGGCTTCAAGGTCAGCGTGGATGATGTGCGCAAAGCGCAGGACATTGATTACCGCGTTGACGATCCTGACTACTACCGTGGCCGCGATCAGGACAGCGAGAACCTTGCTGAGATTGACGAAAGCATGGTTCGCGGCTGGCTGCGCGAAGAATACGTGTTGGTGGACTATGACGGTGATGGCCTAGCAGAGCGCCGCAAGATCGTGCGTTTGGCAGACAAGGTGCTGGAGAACACCGAGTGTTCGCATGTGCCCATTGCTGCATGGACGCCGTACATCCTGACGCACCGCTTTGAGGGCCTGTCCCTTGCTGATCTGGTTGAGGACTTCCAGCGCATCAGCACCGAGATTGCCCGCGCTCAGTTGGACAACCTGACATTGGCAAACACGCAAGAAACGGTTGTGCTGACGGACAGCCAGGGCAACCCGAAGGCGAACATTGACGACCTTCTGAATCGCCGCCCAGGTGGTGTGATTCGTGAACAGGTTGCAGGCGCTGTGCGTCCGTATCAGGAGCGCTGGCAAGGCATCGAAGCCATGCCGATGATCGAGCTGCTGAACGTAGCCAAAGAGAACCGCACGGGCTGGACGCGCTACTCCCAAGGTCTTGACGCTGACAGCCTGAACAAGACGGCTACAGGCGCTCAGATGATCATGAACGCCAGCCAGAAGCGCATGAAGCTCATGGCTCGCATTGCTGCCGAGGCGCTTGTGGCTCCGACGTTCCGGGGCATCTTCAAGACGCTGCAAGACTACGGCATGGACAAGATCAGCTATCGGCTGAATGGCAAGTTTGTGCAGGTTGATCCGCAGGCATGGCGCGATCAATACGACATGACCATCAACGTGGGCATTGGTACGGGCGACGTTCAGCAGCAGCAGCAATTCCTGCTGCAAATGGCGCAGGCTCAGGCGATGGCCATGGGTTCTGCATTGGGTGGGCAGGTCATCACGCCGAAGAACATCTACAACCTTCAGGCACGCCTTGCTGAAAACGCAGGCTTTAAGAATCCTGCCGAGTTCTGGACAGACCCCGACACGGTTCCACCCAAGCAGCCGCAGCCTGATCCCAAGGTGCAGCTTGAGCAAGCCAAGATGCAAGCCGCCCAGCAAAAGACGCAGGTCGAAATGGTGGCCGACCAGCAAAAGACTGTCGCTCAGATGCAGATGGAGCGCGAGCAGTTCGCCCAAAAACTGGCGTTTGATGCCGAGCAGAAAGAGCTTGACCGTCAGCACCAGATTCAGATGGAACTGATGAAGGCGCAGATGGCGCAGAAGCCAGAAGAGCCGGGAAGCGACGAAGAGCCGGATGAGAAAGATTTGATGCTGGCCCAAGTGCTGCAAACGGTGCAGACACTGGCAGCGCAATCAATGGCCCCTAAGCGCATCGTGCGCGATGAGATGGGTAACGCGGTCGGCGTAGAGGCTAACGGCCTTGTCCGGCAGATTCAACGAGACGAAACGGGCCGCGCTGTCGGCCTGCAATGAGGTAACCCATGGCAAACGCAATCTATCCAAAGTTCCTTGACGCACTGTGGACGCAAGCAGCGAACTCCAACGCCAGCAGCGGCACTGTGAAGGCTGCTCTTGTTGACACTGCTTCGTACACCTACAGCGCCGCGCATGAGTTTTACTCGTCTGTCGCTGGTGTGGTCGGCACTCCGGTAACGCTGGCGTCCAAGACGTTCACTGACGGCGTGTTTGACGCGGCTGATGCTGTGTTCACTGCCGTGACGGGTTCGCAGTCTGAGGCCCTTGTCCTGTATATCGACACGGGAACGGCTGGGACTTCGCGCCTGATTGCCTACATCGACACCGCTACGGGTTTGCCTGTGACGCCGAACGGCTCAGACATTACTGTGGCTTGGAACGCTTCGGGCATCTGCAAGATTTAAGCAATGCCACAACCGAGCGGCCAGGTACTTCTCGACACCGGGAAGCCGAACTACGCATCAACGTCGTTCTGGTACACGCAGGGGTCGGGCCTTTGGGATGCCAAGGCCGGCGCCATGCTCGCCAAGACCGGGACGGCTGGCACAGCGGTCGAAGGTGGCGCCAATGTGGTGCTGGGCGACGGCGCGACCTATTACGCGCTCGCCTCCACGCTGACGCTCTCGGGGCCGTTCACGATCCTTTTTAGAGCCAGGACAACCACGGCGGGCAGTAACGCGTCCATGGTGTGCGGCAGCAGGCTAGACAACAACAACTTCGTCTGGCTGGCTTCGTCTGGAACTCAGTTGACGCTCAGAGCCAACGGCAACAGCCGCGCTCTTGCCAACAGCGCCAGCAACGTGGCGGCGAACTACGCGCTGTCCCGCGATGCGGGTGGAACCCTCTCGCTCTACAAAAACGGCACTTTTGTTGCCAGTGGTCCGCAGGCGTCTGCGATGACCGTCACCCACATTCTGAGCGGCTATACCAGCACTTCGTTTATCCATAACGGATCGCTGGAGTTCATGCACATCATCAACGGTGTGGCGCTCAATGCGACGGAGGTGGCGAGCTACAACACCGACCCGTATCAGGATTTGCAAGCGGCAAGCCTGACTGTTTCACCGCCTCTCGTTGACAGCGCCAGTGCTGTTTACAGCCCATCGGTTACGCAAGCTGGCGGGTCTCAGACTGTTTCGCCCGGTTTGGTGGATGGTGCTGCTTCGGTTTATTCGCCTGTCGTTGCTCTGCCCGCGTCCATCACACTGACAAGCCCAGCGGACTATCAGACTCGCCAGCGGAACCTCGTCAGCAACACCGCGACGTTCACCGTCAGCGGCACCTATATCGGTTCGCCAACGTCCATCCAGTACCGCTTTGCTGGAGGCGCATGGGCAACGCTGGTCGACGCGCCATCGGGTGGCACGTTCAGCACATCGGTGACGCTGCCGACTGGTCAAGGCACTTTTGAGGTGCGATTTTCCAACGCCCCGGGCGTGACGGATTCGGCGGCTTATGTGACCGTGGGTGACGTGTTCATCGTGGCGGGTCAGAGCAACCACGCAGGACGCTCGACGGTCAAGGTGGACCCGGTGTTTACCAACTTCGTTGTCCCCAAGCTGGGCCGCGATTTTGTGTGGAAGCCACTAACCGAGGCCACGACCGTATCGGGCAGTTTTGACGAAGCCGCCAGCGCTGCGGGTTCGTACATCGGGGCGCTGTCCACGCGGTTGCAGTCGGTCGGCGTGCCGGTCGCCTTCTGCCCGGTGGCGCAGGGATCGACGGCCATCAACGATTGGGAGCGCTACGACGCCGACCCAACCAATCCTTACCTGCTGTACGGTGACGCTCGACAAGCAGACATTGCAGCGGGTGGCAATCGTGCCTTGCTGTGGTTGCAGGGTGAAAGCGATGCGCAGAACGGCATGGCGCAGGCGACGTATCAGACGAAGCTGGACGATCTGGTCAGCGACTGGTCATCGGATACGGGCGGCGAGTTCTTCATCATCCAGATTGTTCGCTGGTCTTCGGCCATCTACAGCCAGATCGACGCCATCCGCGCCGCGCAGGCGGCTGTGGCTGCGAGTAACCCCGCTGTGGCCGGCATCGCTGACGGCAACGTGGCGTCCTGGCAGGCTGCGAACAACGTCCACTACAACTCGTCCACGCAGATCAACGACCTAGCCGACGCGGTAAGCGCTGGCATGTTGACCGCGTTCTATTCCAAGCGTGCACAACTGACGCTGACCACGAACGGCACGACGCCCGCCGCAAGCCTGACCGGCATTCGATGGGCATGGTGGGACGCTGCGCCGCCTGACCTTTCTACTGCTCCGGTAGATAGCGGGACCGGCGCAACGACTGATGCCAGTGGCGTGTTTTCTGTGGAACTCCAGAACACCACGCTCGCCAGTGGCGACACCGGAACATTGCTCGCAATCATCAACGATGGCACGGCAGGCAGCACGGCAAACCGGGCATTCTGCGCACCTGTTGAGGTGACCTGATGGCTGCTGTTTTTCGCCAGCAATACGCGCCCGGCGCTGTCTTTGCCGAGCAGGAAGCAAGCAGCACGGCGCAGACGATCACAGCGCCACTCGTTGACGCTGGTTCGGCTGCTTATGGCCCGACCCTTCGTTTGTCGGTGGTCGCGCCATTGGTGGACGCTGGTGCAGTGGTCTACACGCCTTCACTGGCGATCACTGGCCCGCAAACCGTATCGATCCCGCTGGTAGACAGTGGTGCAGAGGTGTTCGCCCCACGTGTGGGTGACGATGTTGTTGCCCGTGGCTTCACTTTCCAAAAATGGAAGCCGAAGCTGTGGTGGGTGCGCAAGCCTCGCAGCCTGGACGAAGAAGAGGCCGAGGAAAAGCTAGAGGCCGCAGCGCAAGAGATTGCGAAAGTCGCAGCAAAGCAGATCAAGCGCATCAAGCCCGGCCAGCCTGTCGCAGTCACCAAGCCTCAGAAAGCCGAGGTTAGGGAAGCAATCGCCCCGCTTGTGGCTGATATGCCGGGGTTTGATTGGGTCGGCGTCTACAAGGCAATCCTTGAGCGACTGTCGCAAGAGAAAGCCGAGCAAGAGCGCGAAGCCCTGCGGATGGCGCAGATTGAGATAGAGCGCATCCGGCAGATTGACGACGAAGAAGTTTTGATGCTCTTGATGGAGATTTGATGGACCTGCACGCA